GATCCGCTCCCATTGCTCATCTGTCAGCGTGCGTCTGCTCATCAACCGGCTCCTTCGCCAGCCTTGAATCAGAACCCACGGAAAAACGGAATCCTCTAAATGCAGACGCCGCCTAGAGTCGGAGGCGGTGACCAAGGCGCTGGTGACGGTCGCCAAGAAGCTACGCGCCCGCGTCTATGCCAAGGCGCTCGGCCTCGATCGCGGTCAGGCCATCGCCCACCGTGCGCTTTTCCCCGACGCGCGCGAGCTGACATGCCGTCGACATCGAAACCGGCCTGCGTCTCGCTTTTCCCCGACGCGCGCGAGCTGACCCTGCTGTGGCCCGGCGTCACCGCACCCTATGGCCCCAATGGCGCTTCCATGACGGTGCCGGTCGCGGCCGTCGCCATGGGCGCTCGTGCCGCGATCGATGCGACGCAAGGGTGGCACAAGACGATGTCCAATGTCGCGCTGGCGGATCTCGATGGCCTGACCGACGATGTCACCTTCGACCTTCAGGACGAGACGTGCGACGCCAATGTCTTGAATGCCTCCGAGCTGGTGACGGTGGTGCGCCTTGGCGGCGAGCTGCGCTTCTGGGGCAATCGCACCTGCGCGGTGCAGGGCAGCGACTTCGCCTTCGAAAGCGCGGTCCGCACTGCCCAGATTCTCGCCGACAGCATCGCCCTCGGCCTCGCCTGGGCGCTCGACAAGCCGCTGCTGCCTAGCCTGGTCAAGGACATCGTCGAGCAGGTAAATGAGCTTTTCCGGGGCCATAAGCGTGCCGGGCGCATCTTCGGCGCCGTGGCGAGTTTCGACCCCGCCAAGAACCCCACGGCCTCGCTGAAGGCCGGAAAGCTGCTGCTCGGCTTCCGCTACACGCCCGTCCCCCCGCTCGAAAATCTGGGGATCGAGCAGGAGATCAGCGACGAATTCCTGCTCGATTTCGCCGCCCTCTCGGTCGCGGCCTGATCGTCCGACCATCCCCCTTTAGAAGGATAGCCCATGTCTTTCCCCCGTAAGCTGAAGCAGATGATGATTTTCGTCGACGGCGTCGGCTATGCCGCCGATACCGAAAGCGTCACGCTGCCCAAGCTGGAGCGCAAGCTGGAGAAATGGCGCGGCGGTGGCCTCGGCCGCCCCGCCAACATCGACCTTGGTGGTGGCGACGATCTCACCGTCGAGCATAGCTATGGTGGCCCCGTCCGCGCCCTGATCCGCCAATTCGGCGCGCCGGGCATGAGCGACGTGCAGATCCGCTTTGTGGGCTCCTACCAGGATGACAGCACCGGCCAGATCCACAGCTGCATCATCACCCTGCGCGGCCGCCACCAGGAGATCGATCGCGGCGAGCAGAAGGTTGGCGAGGCAGGCAGCTTCAAGGTCAAGTCGGAGTGCGTTTACTACAAGGAAGAGTGGGACGGCGTCACCGATGTCGAGATCGACGTGCTCGGCATGATCGAGATCGTGGGCGGGGTCGACCTGATGGCCGGTCACCGCGACGCCCTGGGCCTTGCCTGATCCCCTGATCCTTCCCGGCCGGGCGCTGCGGCGCCCGGCCCCACCATGACCGGACCCACGCTATGACCGATGCCAAGAAATCCGTCACCATCACACTCGATGAAGACGCCGTGACCGAAAGCGGTCAAGTCCTGATGCCCAAGGGCACCCAGATCCTCCTGCGCCGTCCCCTCGGCGGGGCGCTGCGCGGCGTCAATCTCGGCGGCTTGGTCCGAATGGATTACGACCAGGTCGCGCTGGTGGCGCCGCGCGTATCAACCCCGCCGCTGCTCCCCGACATTTTCGAGGTGCTCGCCACGTCGGACGTGACCCAGGTCGCGGGCGAGCTGGCAAATTTCTGTCTGACGAATGCGGCGCGCGAGGCGCTCTTCCCGTCCACGTAGAGGACGCGATGGCGGATATCGCATTCGTCTTTCACTGGCCGCCCCAGGCGATGGATCCTCTCTCCGTCGCCGAGCTGATGTCCTGGCGGGAGCGAGCCGCCCGCCGTCACGACCCGGAGCGTCATGGATTGTAATCTCCGCCTTAGCCTCATCATCCAGGCCGGTGATCGGGCGACCCGCCCGCTGCGTGATATCGCGGGCGGGTCGCGCGCCGCGTCACAGGCCCTGGCGGGCACCCGCGACCGGCTGAAGGACCTGGAACGCGCCCAGGGCGATATCGCGGGCTTTCGCGCGCTGAAGATGGGCCTGCGCTCCACCGAGACGGATCTGCAGGCCGCCCGCCAGCGCGTGACCGAGCTGGGTCGGGCCATGGGTCAGACCAGCAATCCCACCCGTGCCATGACCCGCGATTTCCAGCGCGCGAAACAGGAAGCCGAGCGGCTGGAACGCCAGCACGCGCAGGAGACGCGCCAGCTCGGCGACCTGCGCACCCGCCTGGGCCAGGCTGGGATCGCCACCACCGATCTCGCCCGCCATGAGCGCGAATTGCGGCGTGAGGTGGCGGGCACCAATCAGGAGCTGACCGACCAGGAACGCCGCCTGGCGCGCACCGCCGATCGCGAGCGGCGTATGGCATCGGGCCGCGCCCGCTTCGGCCGGGCACAGGGCATCGCCACCGGCATGGCCGCCAGCGGCGCGGCCGGGATCGGCACCGGCATGGCGATGGCCGCGCCGATCATTGCGGGTATCCACGCCGCCCAGGAATATGAGTCGACCATGACCGATATCGGCCAGAAGGCCGATCTGTCGCGACCCAAGACCGAGGCGCTGGGCAAAGGCCTGCTGATCGCCGCCCGCGCCGCCAATCAGATGCCCGCCGATATGCAGGCGGGGGTGGACGCGCTGGCGGGTCTCGGCACCAGCGTGCCCGACGCCGTGGCGATGATGACGCCGATCGGGCGCGCGGCGACGGCGTACAAGGCCGAGATCGCCGACCTGTCCAATGCCAGCTTTGCCGCCACCGACAATCTGAAGGTGCCGATCGGCCAGACGCAGAAGGTGATCGACATCATGGCCGCCGCTGGCAAGGCGGGCGCTTTCGAGATCAAGGACATGGCGGGCGTCTTCCCATCGCTGACCGCCGCCTATCAGGCGCTGGGGCAGAAGGGCACCGGCGCCGTAGCGGATCTGGCGGCCGGGCTTCAGATCGCGCGGAAAGGGGCAGGCGACAGCGCCAGCGCCGGGACCAATCTAGCCAATGTCCTGCAAAAGATCAGCTCGCCCGCGACCGTCAAAGCCTTCGACAAGATGGGCGTCAATCTGCCCAATGCGCTGAAAAAGGCCTATAAGGAAGGCAAGACGCCCTTGGAGGCGATCGCCGAGATCACCAACAGGACGCTGAAGGGCGATCTGTCGAAGCTCGGTTATCTTTTCGAGGACAGCCAAGTTCAGCAGGGCCTGCGCCCGCTGATCCAGAATATGGAACTGTTCCGCAAGATTCGCGCCGACGCGATGAAATCGGATGGCACCACCGACCGGGATTTCACCGAGCGGATGAAGGACTCGGCCGAGCAGTCCAAGGCGCTGCGCACAAATGCCGCCATCCTGGCCATCACCCTCGGTGCGCAACTCCTGCCCACCGTCAATGCCGGGCTGAAGGCGTTCAATGGCTTCGCCACCTGGATCGGCGATGCGGCCAAGCGTCACCCCAGCTTGGCAAAGTCGCTGGCGATCGGCGCCGGGGCCTTCGCGACGCTCTTCCTGATCCTCGGGGGCGGCGCGATCGTCCTGTCTGGGCTCATGGCGCCATTCGCCGCCTTAAGCTTTGCCGCCGGGGCGCTGGGCATCGGCTTGGCGCCCGTGATCGGCATCGCGCTGGCCGTGATCGCTGCGGTCGTGGGCCTCGGCGCGGCGGCCTATCTGATCTACGCCAAATGGGGCGGCATAAGCGCCTGGTTCGGCGCGCAATGGACCGCGATCAAGGGCTATGCCTGGTCCACCATCACCTGGTTCACCACCCTGCCCGGCCAATTCGCCGCGATCGGCCGTCACATGATCGATGGTCTGATCGGTGGCATCACCGGCAAGCTGGCGGCGTTGAAGGCGCTCATCATCAGCGCCGGATCGAATGTAGCGGGGTGGTTCCGACGCACCCTGGGCATTCACTCGCCCAGCCGCGTCTTCCGGGGCTTTGGCGGCAATATCATCGACGGCCTGACTTTGGGGATCGCCGCCCAAGAGTCGGAGCCGGTCCAGCGCATGGACAGCCTGTCGCGCCGCCTGACCGCCGCGATCGTCACCGGCTCGGCGCTGCCCGGCATGGCATTGGCCGCGCCGGGAGCGGGCGGGCGCGGTCCTGCCCCGGTCGCCGCAGCTCCGACGTCGATCGTCGTCCAGATCTATGGCGCGCCTGGTCAGAGCGAAGAAGCGCTCGGCGACATCTTCATGCGCAAGCTCCGCGAGCTGGGCTTCGGCGTACCAGGCCCCGACTCGCCCAGCTTCGCCGATCGCCCGGATTGGGAGTAAGACATGCTGCTCGCCCTCGGCCTTTTTGCCTTCGGCATCGACACGCTGGCCTTTGACGAAATCCAGCGCAAATCGAGCTGGCGCCACGCCACCGCCACCCGCATCGGCGCCCGCGACGCCAGCCAATATACCGGCCCTGGGGACGAGACGATCTCGCTCCCCGGCTCGGTCTTCACCGAGATCGCGGACGGAAAGGTCTCGCTCGATGAAATCCGCCGCATGGCCAATACCGGCGACGCCTGGCCGCTGGTCGATGGGCGCGGCTATGTCTACGGCGCCTATGTCATCACCGGCCTGACCGAGACGCTGAAGCATCTTTGGCCCGACGGCAGTCCGCGCCAGGTCGATTTCACCATCGATCTGCTGTGCGTCGACGAGGATCCCGCATGACCCAGCCCATCCCCGATTACCAGGTCACCGTCGACGGCCGCGACATCACCCACATCATCCGCGGCCAGGTCGAGCGGTCCGGCGGACGCACCCGCCCTCGCCTGATTTCCATGGGCATCTCCGAAAAGCGCGGCGAGGAAGCCGATACCTTCGACCTGGTGCTCGACGACAGCGACGATGCGCTCGATCTGCCCCCGACCGGCGCGAAGATCCGCGTCTCGCTCGGCTGGCGCCAGGGCAGCGGGGTCACCCTCGGCCTGGTCGACAAGGGAGAATTCCATGTCGAGAGCATCGACCATGGCGGATCGCCCCCCGCCCTGACCATAAAGGCCAAGGCGGCGGACTTCACCGCCGGACTGAAGCAGCGCCGCGAGCAGGGCTATCACGGCACCACCCTGGGCGCGATCGTCGCCGAGGTGGCGCAGCGCCATGGCCTCAATCCCCGCTGCGCAGCCACGCTGGCATCGATCGCGGTCGCAACCAAGGCCCAGAGCCGGGAAAGCGATCTCGCCTTCCTGCGCCGCCTGGGGCGCGAATTCGACGCCGTCGCGACGGTGAAGGCGGGCGTACTGATCTTCAAACCCGTTGGCGACGGCAAATCACCCTCCGGCGCCCCCCTCCCCGCCGTTACCATCACCAAGCGATCCGGCGACGCCCATCAATTCGGCCGCCAAAAGCGTGACGATGCGGAGGGGGTGGAGGCGCAATGGCACAATCGCGCTACCGGCAAGCGGGAGACCTTCACCACCGGCAAGGGTGATGGCGGGAAGGCGCGTCGTCTGTCACGCGTCTACCCCACCGAGGAAGCCGCACGCCAGGCCGCGAACGCTGCCTCCAGCCGCGCCGCCCGCGACCCCGTCACCTTCGCGATCACCCTGGCGCTCGGCCGCGCCGACCTCTGACGTGCCCCCCGTTTCTTCATCCAGGTGGAACTAGAGACCGGCCCCTCAAAGGGACGGACGGAATGAAGCGGAAGCAATTCTCGGAAGAGCAGATCATCGGCATCCTGAAGGAGGCCGAGGC